CAGTCTTACCAATGGCATTAAAGCCAAGTTCAGCAGGTGATGATCTCTTGCCAGCGGCACTGACAGCCCGCACTTCAATGTTGTACCTGCCAACATCGCTGTTGATGATCTCGCAGTCTGGGGCGCGAGTGTTGATAGGTACTTGGTTGCCGTTGTTGGCGCTGTAAAGTACTTCATATTTGATTGCTCGCGCTGACGGTTGCCAGTTGACAATAATTTTTGACAACACCTTGCCATTGCTTTCGTAAAGCACTTCAATCGCCTTGATGTTGCCCGGTGTTTCTGGTGGCTCGTTTAAATCACTGATGTCCCGAGGCTGAAGTGGAACATCGCGCTCGATGTAATCATATTTTGTATAGTTATATGACAATGCGGAGACTGAATACGTGCCATTGTCGTTCTCTTTGATGCCAAGCACACGCCACAAACTAAGCAGGATATTTGATTCACCAATTCCAAATGGTGCCCCAACTGCTGGCACTTGAGTCAGTGGTGTTCCAAGGGTTACGACTGAGCCAGTGATCGTTGAATTTGATGGAGCTGCAAGTGTGCCGTCGGGCAGCATCACGTTAAAAGTGAAACTATTGACAAGCTCTGGAAACTCACGGTCGATATTGATGGTGGTTGTGGTTGATCCGGCGCGACACCGACCAGCACGGACAGCACCAGCGCGGGCAGGATCACCGATCTTGATCAGATCGCCTGGCCTAACGGTGATCCCAGCGGCCATGTCTGCTGTAAATGTGCAGGTTTCAGTCTCGTTTTGCTCTGAATACAAGATCCATTCGCCAAGGCGCCGTGCCTGACCACGACTGGTGCAACCGTAGGCTTCAATTTCAGTTTTAATTACACCAAATTTGCTGATACCAATTTTGTCCTCAATGACCTCGTAAGCTTTGTCGCGTGCCTCCAGATCCATGTATGACACAACTGCAACGGTGTGCCGTGTTTTCAGGCTGCTACCGCTGTAATTAAAACCTTCCTCTGTAACGTTGGATTGGTTAAAAACGTAAACAGCGTCTGTTGGGGCATCCTGCGAAAGAGTGATGCTGCCTGTTGACCAATACGGCATGGCCCGCATGGTGGAGGCCAAGTTGCTGATCAGCTTGAACGCTTCATCCTGTGATTGGATATTGACGTTGCAGGAGAATCGAGGTTCTTGTCCGCCGAAACCATCAGGCACCAGTGCAGATGCGTATTGGCTACAGGCAAAGAATGCCCACTTGTCGAGTTGGCTGGCCTTGATATGGTCACCAAATCCAAATCTTTTTGATAATAAAAGATCCCAAAGGATCCAGGCCGGGTCCGATGTCCATTGCGCTGCTTGAAACGTGCCATTCCAGGTGCCGTTGTAAATCAACCGGCCATTTGTTTGGTCAACGGTTGCATTGTTTGGGATGGCTACCTTGATGCCGCGAATGCGGTATGTGCGGCTTGGAATTGATGAAAACTGCTCGGCGTCAATCTTCAGTCCAAATAACGCAGAGTTGGGATATTTGAATTTTGCGTTAATTCTTTCGGTGTAGCTAGCCCAAAAAAACGCATCTACAATTGTTATTTTGTTTGTGTTGGGTGGTGGCGCGTCTACTTGGGTTCGCACTACGCGAATGTCAACCGGCGGCGGCTGGGTTAGCGCAATGGTATAGGCTTTTTGGTATAGGTCGGTTGTGCGGCCACTTAGGGTTTCGTCAACAACAACAGTGAACGGTCCGCCTGCGTATGAAGTTTGAATTTGATACGTTACAGGTACACCATCAAGCTGGCCTTTTTCTAGGTAGACCACTAAACTTGGCACTGAAATAAGGACGCGGACAGATGTAACATCTGTGTCGGTAATTGAACGTGTTACAGGTACGCCATATGTGACCTTGACGCCAACCGGAAAATCCTGTTCGTTTGCGTCGCCAATGATGTCGGTGTATGATTGATCCTGTGTGCCTTTGCGGGCTGCAAATGCTGATCCTGTAAGATTAAAATTGTAGTCGGATTTTTGAATGTTTCCAATAGGGGCCTCTTTGCGAAGCACTGGGGTATTGTTAAAGTATACATCTTTTAGTAAAGCCTTGTTGTAGTCGTCAGTTCCCCATGTATAGCCACGAGCAGAAGGAAAGCCTTCGATCTCGCCTTCACTTAAAAGGTCAAGAATTCGTACAACCTGTCTTGAATTAAGATCCGCCATTAGATGTCCTCCGCGCTAATACCTGCGGAAACTACAACACTTCCGACCAGCACTTCGCCGTAGCAAATAGGAACTGGAACACCTTGACGGCTTACGTTTTGAATGCCTGAAAAGTTATAACTTTTGGAAGGATCAGTTTCATCGTAAGACGTTTTGGGAACAGGGGTAAGCATTTGACCGACGCCAGACAATGTAAGACCTACGCCTAAAGACAATAAAACTGGCGCAGCAAATGGTACGACAAATGAAAGAGCAATCAGTGCTATACCTATAATTGTTTGAAATATGCCGCCTTTGGCTCCCCCAATAACTGGAACAATGCGGATAGCTTCTGCCTTGCCTGTTGGATAGTGTAATTGCTCGGGCTGATCGCCGACGTCTAGATCAATTTTGCCAACACCAACCTTGTAAAACTTTTCAGCCATATGTTCCCGCAGGCCGGGAAAGTTTGCAACCAAAAACCGCATTGCCTCAGCAGGTGTGCTGACCGCTGCCCTGAAGCTGCGTTGCCCCAAAAACTTGGCAAGCGATCCGTAGACCTTGATGACGCGCATCATTGACACCTGCTGGAATGACGAAGGACGCGTCCGGTGTTCTTCTGATAATAACCGCCATAGACGCCTCTTGAACTAAGCCGACCTGGTACGTGGTGAAGCATCAATTGCTGACCCACATAGATGGCACAGTGGTTTAAGCCTGGACTGTTCATGGAAATGAGCAGTGCATCGCCGAACTGGATGTCTTCATGATCAACCTCGACAAATCCTGCGGCCTTCCAGCACCGTTCAAACATGGGATCGGCGTCAAAGTCGGATTGCAGCGTGGGCCTGGGCCAGTCAGGCAACTCAAGGAACCAGCACTCTGCATACCACTGCCGAGCAAGCGACCAGCAGTCTTGAACGCCCCATACAAACTCACGGCCCAGCAACGGTGCCTTGTAACCGCATGGCTCGCAGCCATCCCATTCCTTGGTGCCTGGGTTGACGATGTGCCATGGCAATCCCGAGTGCTCACAGGCAGCTCGATCCGCATCGCTGGGCGTTGGTGATGCTTTGGGGTGGCTGTGAAAGATGGCTGCCACTTCTCCAGCATCTTCAGCAGCTACAAAGTCTTCAGGTGACAGCACAAAAAAGTCGTTGTCCTGCGCAAGGTTTTTGCATGGCCAGTAACGCTTTCGACCTTTGACAATTACTACTAGGCCGCACGCCTCCCGTGGCGCTTCAGCCAGTGCGTGCTCGATTGCGTCATCTTGCCACTTAGCCATAGAACGATCCTACGCTGGGGAAGCTGCCAAACGGAATTTCGTTGTTGGCGCCAAACCGTGCTTTACAACTTGAAACACGCTTGCCACAGACGTCTTGTAACGCAATGCCAGTGGAGCTAACGACCCGTGGTTCTGCGCCGCTGACGTAACCTGATGCCCAGAGTGGAACGTTGGCGCTGTTGTAATAGACAAGATTGCCGTCGTTTTGCATGGACAGATAGTTGTTGCTATAGCCGCTACCTGTGCGCACGTAATACACACCAGCCACAGAAGTAAATGCACCATAGGTGCCGGGTGACACAACCGGGTCACCGTTCTTCCATGGATTGTTTGAACTGACAGTAACCGGCGCATCAAAGTATTGGTTAACTCTCCACAATCCGGTGCTTGCCGTGACGGTGCCTTTTGCCATTGGCACGCCAGAACCCCCGTAATCATTATCAACAACTGGTGCGCCTTGAGTCCACACGTAGTTTACGGTTAGTCCTCTGGCGGCAAAAGCATCCTTGTAATTTTGCCCTATATCTACAGAACTGGCTGTGTAACTAATCGTTATTGTTCGGCTGCCAACGGTGAACATTTTGGTTGCCGTGCGGCTCTGGTTGGGATAGCTGTTGGGATCGCCTAGAACTTCATAGTAAAAAGCACCAGCGCGGCCAGTGTTGACCGTTGTTTCTTGTCGCCAATCCATATGACGAATAGCAGTAGGCGTGCCA